CGAAGGGTCAACGCGGAACTCGGCAGCGCCGGCACCCCGCCGCCGCCGCCACCCCCTCCCGACCCCGCTGCCGCCATCCGCGATGCCGTCGCGCGCGCGCCCACCAGGGCGCCCGAGACGCTGTCCGACGTGCGCGGCGGGGTTCCACCGACCCACTCGGAACCGAACTTCCACGCCATGGCCAGCGACGAGGAAGTGATGGCCGCGCTCAACCGAACCTCCGGCTGACGCGCCCACTCCACGCCGCGGCATGACCGCGTGGTGCGGTTCCACGACCAGGAACCTCAACCATGGGCATGACCAATGTCTCGGCCAGCTCGCCGCTGGCCAACAAGCAGTTCTCCAAGGCGCTTTCCGCGATGGCGGTGCGCCAACCCACCCCCATCAAGTCGCTCACCGGCCCGATGCCGAGCCACGACGACGCGATGCGCAAGATTCGGCAGCAGTCGTCCAACGACATGCCGATCGTCCGCGTCGACGAACTCTCCAAGGGCCCCGGCACGCTCGTCCAGGTCGACTGCGCGCACGTGGCCAAGCTGCGCGCCGTCATGGGCGACCGCAACGCCGAGGGTATGGGCGCCGAGCTGAAGTACAGCTCCGTCGACATCAAGATCGACATGGCCACGCTGCCGGTGTCCGCCGGCGGCAAGATGAGCCAGGCGCGCACGCCGCACTCGCTGCGCATGAACGCGCTCAACCAGCTCAAGGGCGGCATGCCGCGCTTCCGCTGGCAGCGTTGCCTGACGCACCTGGCCGGCGCCCGCGGCGAGCAGAACGGCACCGACTGGATTCTGCCGCTCGACACCGATCCCGACTTCGTCGAGCAGATGGTCAACCCGGTGCTCGCGCCGACCTTCAACCGGCACTTCGTGGTCGACGGCACCGACCTGATCCAGGGCGGCCAACAGCTGGCCAGCGTCGACACCGCCGACCGGCTGCTGCTGGCGCACATCGACGCCTGGGCCGCGATCTGGGACGAGATGACCGTCAAGATGTCGCCGCTGCAGATCCCCGGCGACGAGGGCGCGGGCGACGACCCCATCAAGGGCGTGCTGTACGTCGACCCGCTGGTGTGGGACTCGCTGCTGACCGACAACACGGCCAACAACAACATCCGCACCTTCCAGGCCAACGCGGTGCAGCGCGCGCAGTACGGCCGCATGGGGGCGCACCCGCTGTTCGCCGGCGGCCCGATGCTCTGGAACGGCGTGCTGGTGCGCAAGATGCACTTCGGCATCCGCTTCAGCGCCAACGCCGTCGTCAAGCACATCACCCAGGCCAACCGCCTCACCGCCACGGAGACGAACGTCACCGTGGCCGGCGCGCTGAGCACGACCCACATGGTCGCCCGCTCGGTGTTCCTGAGCGCGCAGGCCCTGGCGCTGTGCTCGGGTGCGAACCAGACCAGCGAGGAAACCTACTCGCTGCTGGAGAACCGCACCAACTTCGGCCGCAACCTGGAGATGGCCGGCGAAATCATCGGCGCCGAGCAGAAGCTGCGCTTCTCGCTGCCCAACGCCGATGGCGACCTGGAGCCCACCGACTTCGGCGCGGCGATCATCGACTCGGTCGTGCGCAAGCGCCTGGTCTGACCCTCGTCAGCCTGATCCGGCGCGCGCAGGCCTCACGCCACGCGCGCGCCTCAACCCAACCTTCTAGGAGCCTCACATGGCCCAATACAAGTCCGTGAAGTTCGCGGCCCCGAAGCTGCAGCGCGTGGACGGCAACGTCGCGCGCATCGTCGACAAGGTCGTCCCCCTGACCCTCGCGGCCAACGACACCTTCGACTGGCTGCTGCCCAAGGGCATCGAGTACAGCGACCTCATCATCCAGGCCGACGACATCGAGAGCACCACGACCTCGCTGTTCCGCCTGGGCTTCGTCAAGCTGCCCGGCGGCACCATCGTCGACAACGACCAATACTTCGCCGCGGCCGGCCAGACCCTGCTGCGCGCGGGTGGTCGCATGTACTGCGCGTTCAAGCCGATCACGTTCGAGGAGGACGTGATGCTGCGCCTGACCATCAACACCGGCGGCACCTGGCAGGCCGGCGAGGTCTTCGCCATCGCCGTCGGCAGCATGGTCGGTCTGCGCTGATTGCCTCAGCGTCTCCTGTGAACGGCTGACCCCAGCCGCCTTGAACAGCGGGCCCTCCCCACCCGGGGACGGGCCCGCTGTCTTTTCCCCAACCCGAACCGGAGCGAACCCATGTCCGCACCCATCCCCATCATGTACGTCGGCACCAAGCCGCGCCGCCAGGACACCGTCGCTGGCACCGGCATCTGGTGGGACGCCCCCAACGCCGTGCGCATGGTGCCCGGCCACGCCGCCGGCGCGCTGCTGCAGCACCCCGATGTCTGGGTTCGCGCCGACGACCAGGCCGCCATCCAGCGGGCCAAGCGCCTGCACGCGCCGCCGGCCGCCGCCGCCGCGCTGGCGCCCGAGAACCTGCCCCACGTGCTCAACCTGCTCACCCCCGAGCTGATTGCGCTGGCCGCCGCCAAGCTCGGCCTCACGCTGCACGCGCCGGGCGCGCCGATCACCGAGAGGCCGATCGAGCCGATCGAGCCGATCGAGCCGATCCAGCCACCGCCGGAAGGCGAGCCCGCCGCCCAGGCCGGCGAGGACATTCCGCCCGAAGACCCGATCGACAGCGCGCCGCCGCGCGTGCGCTTCACGCCCGTCGAAGGCTCCACGACCAAGCTGATCGACGTCGACACCGGCGACGAAATCGACCTGTCCGAGTACGCGGTCAACGACCTCAAGGTGTTCGCGCGGGTCAACTCCCTCAAGGTCAACCTGCGCGCCTCGCACGAGGAGCTGCAGAGCGCCGTCTACGCGGCCGCGATCGCTGCGCCCAGCGCCGAGGAGTGAGCGATGCCGACCTTCACCGGACAGATGATCGCCGACCGCGCCTGGACGATCCTCAACGACACGAACGGCGGCAACGGTGTTCGCTGGCCGGTGGAGGAAATCCTGCGGTGGATCAACGACGGCCAGCGCGAGGTCGTCATCAACCTGCCCTCGGCCTACATCAAGAGCAGCATCGTCACCTTCCAGGCCGGCACGCGCCAGACCCTGGCCGGGCTCAACCTGGCCGACGGTGTGCAGTTCATGAAGTTCCTGCGGAACTTCGCCAACGACGGCGTCACCCCGGGTCGCGCCGTCACCGTGCGGCCGATGCTGTGGCTCGACGAGCAGCGCCCCAACTGGCACGCCGACGCCGCGGCCGACGCCATCCACTACTTCTTCGACCCGAACGAGCCCAAGGCCTTCTACCGCTGGCCCCAGGCCAACGGCACGACCCACAAGGGCGAGGTCATCTACTCGGCGGTCCCGGCCGAGCTGGCGGCCATCGGCAACACCATCGTCATCGACGACATCTACGCCAACGCGCTCCAGTACTACGTGCTGTTCCGCGCGATGGCCAAGCAGACCAACTACACCAAGAACCCTGCGGCCACCGCCTACTACCAGCTGTTCCTGCAGAGCCTGGGCATCAAGGACGCGCGCGTGAAGGCGCTCGACGCGAACCTGGCCATGCTCTCCGACGGCGCCGAGAGCGCCGGCAACGGCGCGCCGGCGGGAGGCTGACCATGGTGCCGTGGACCACCCTGGTCGACGAGCTGACGGCCTACCTGACCGACGCCGCTCATCCGGTGATGCTCGACGAGGTGCGCGCCTCCGCGCGCGACTACTTCGAGCTGTCGCGGGTCTGGCGCGCCGCGAGCGTTTCCTTCGGCAGCACCGTGGCGCTGCAGAGCGCCTACACCTTCACCCCGCCCGCGGACACCGACATGGTCGGGCTGCCGGCGATCTGGGTGGGCGGCCGCGAGGTCGGTGAGATGGTCCCCGGCGACAGCGACGACATCGAGCCCGGCGAGGTCGGCACGGCCAAGCTCGCCCGCGTCATCGCGCGCGACACGCTGCAGCTGCTGCCCACGCCAGTCGCCGGCGGCGAGGCCATCGTCGCCACCGTGGCCTACGCCCCGGGCAGCGGCGCCAGCGGACTCGACGACGACCTGTACCGCAGACACCGCGAGCCGATCATCCACCGGGCTCTGTCGCGGATGTTCCGCCACAAGGCCCGCCCGTACTACGACCCGCGCGAGTCGGCGCGCCACGAGAGCCTGTACCTGGCGCTGGCGCTGGATCGCTCCAGCGACGCCGGGCCCATCCGCCGCAACCGGCTGCGCGTGAAGCCGTCCCCGGTGTGACGCCATGCTGATCGCCGCATGGTCCAACTTCTTCGGCGCGAACCTGCGCGCCGACAAGAAGCGGCTGCCCGAGGGCTTCGGGGTCAACTGCGTCAACCTGCGCCCCGGCGCGGCCAACCTGGGCGGCTGGCGCGAGGCCTCGACCGTGGTGACGACCGGCGGCGTGACGCCGCTCATCTCGGCCTACCGCATGAACCGCGCCGTGGTCAGCGACACCTCGGCCTGGCTGCAGTGGACCGTCGATGTCGACGTGGTGCGCAGCCTCATCGCCAACGACACGACCGAGGAGATTTACTACACCGGCGACGGCGCACCCAAGCGCACCGACAACGTCCTCGGATTGCCCGCCACGCCGCAGCCGGCCGCCAGCCGGCCGCTGGGCATACCCAAGCCGACCACGGCCATGAACGCCACGCTCGACGTCGCTGGCAGCGGCGCCGACGAGACGCGCGTGTACGTGGACACCTTCAAGAACAATCAGGGCCGCGAGGGCGCGCCAGGCCTGCCCAGGAGCATCGTGGTCCCGGGCGGCTCGACCGTGGACCTGGACACCTTCGATCCCGTCCCCGGCGGCCACCCCGACGTCACGCTGCGCTGCATCTACGTCTCGGTCGACGGCTCGGAGTACGCGCTCGTGGCCGAAATCGCGGTGGCCACGACCGCGCACACCGACACCGGCTCGCGCGGCCGGATTCTCGAGTCCGGCGGCAGCGAGCTCAAGCCGGCCTGGGAGATGCCGCCGAGCAACCTCAAGGGCCTCATCAGCCTGTGGAACGGGATGATCGGAGGCTTCTTCGGCAAGAGCTACGCCATCTGCGAGCCCTACAAGCCGTGGGCCTGGCCGGTGAAGTACCAGGCCGCGCTGCCCGACGACATCGTGGGCACCGGCAAGTGGCTGCAGAACTGGCTCATCCTGACCACCGCCCAGCCCTTCCTGCTGACCGGCGCGTCGCCGCTGGGCATGGGCGAGCAGCCCATCGAGTTCGACCAGTCGTGTACGTCCAAGCGTTCGATCGCCGGCGTCAACGGCGGCGTGGCCTGGGGCTCCCCCAACGGCCTGTGCTTCATCGGCGAGGGCGTGCGCCCGAACGTGGTGACGGCCGACATGCTGACGCCCGAGCAGTGGTCGGCGATGGCGCCCAGCACGCTCATCGGCACGCGCTACGAGGACCAGTACATCGGCTTTTACGACGATGGCAACGGCCTCAAGGGCTTCATGATCGACCCGCGCAACCCGCGGGGCATCATCTTCCTCACGCAGGGCGCGCGCGGGGTCTTCTACGACCCGATCAGCGACCGGCTGTATCTCCAGGACGTCGGCAACGTCATCCGGCGCTGGCACCACACCGCGGCGGCACAACTGCCGGTGACGTTCAAGACCGGCGTCGTGCGCCACCCGTACCCGACCAACCCGGGCGCGGCCAAGGTGGAGGCGGACACGCCCATCAGCGCGCAGGTGACGCTGTGGGCCAACATCCTGCAGAGCAACGGCACGCACGCCTGGACCCAGGTCTTCCAGCGCACGGTGGCCAGCGGCGAGCCTTTCACGCTGCCCGGCGGCTACCTCGCGCAGGAGTTCCAGCTCCAGATCGTGACCACCGGGACCGCGCAGGGCCTGCTGCTGGCCGAGAACTTCGAGGACTTGGTCTAGATGGCCGGCTCCGGCATCCCGCAGCTGCCCAGCGAGAACGCGGCCAACTTCCTCAAGCAGCTGCGCGCCTACGTTCAGACGCGCGATCCGACCCAGGCCACTGTCGGCGACCAGCTCGACAAGTTCGTCGACCTGCGTCGCCTGGTGCAGGCCGGGGTGCTGCGCTTCACGCCAGGCGGCCAGCTCGTTGCGGGTGACGGCATCGGCGGCGGCGGATATGTGCCCGTGCCCGGCCCGCCAGGCCCGCCGAGCGACCCCTACGTCCCGGACCTGACGCCGCCGCCCACGCCGACGGGTTTCGCGGCCACGGCCGGCTTCACCAACATCCTCATGGAGTGGGACGCCCCGATCTACACCGAGGGGCATGGGCACTTCGCCACGCGCATCTACGGCGCCGTGCGCCTGATCGGCGAGACGGAGCCGACTTTCGGCGACCCGCGCACGAAGCTGATCGACACCGCGGTCGGACCGATCACCTTCCACGCCTACGCCACCGGCCCATCGAAGACCTGGCACCTGTGGATCAAGTGGGTGACGGTCGATGGCGTGGAGTCCACCAACCCCGCTGGAGGCACGCATGGCGTGGTGGCGACGACGGGCGTGGACATCCCGGCCGTGCTGCAGGCCCTGTCGCAGCAGATCAGGATGGGCCAGCTCTACGCCGACCTGTCCCGCCCGATCACGCGCCTGGCGCACGACATCGACGAGGCCGCGCGCCGTGCGCTGGAGGCCGCGCTCACGGTCCATGAGGAGGGCCTGCGCCGCGCCGAGGCGCTGCTCAACGAGGCCCGCGACCGCGGCACCGCGCTGCAGGAGGTCCGCAACGTCATCAACCAGGGCGACACGCAACTTGCCGAGCAGATCGTCACCCTGACCGCCGCGCTGCAGACCGGCAACGCGACGCTGCTGGCGCTGGTGCAACAGGAGACGGCGGCGCGCGTGAGCGGCGACCAGGCCGAGGCGCTGGCACGCGAGACTCTGGCCGCCGAGGTGCAGAACCCGACGACCGGCCTCGCGGCCACGCGCTCGCTGCTGCTGACCGACTACAGCACGACCGCGTCGATGACCGCGGCCATTGCCACGGCCTCCACGCTCCTGACGACCGCGTTCACGACGGCCGACGACACCACCCTGAGCACCGCGCAGGCCTACACGCAGACCTGGGCCTACTCGCGCTCCGACGTGGACGGCGCGCTCAACACGCTCTCGACGAACCTGACCGCGGCCTACCAGGCGGCTGACGCCGGCGTCATCAGCGCCAGCGAGGCCTACGTCCAGAGCTACACCTACACCAAGGCGCACACCGACGCGATCGCCAGCAACGTCACCACGCTGTTTGCCAAGGTCGACACGCCCACGGTCGGCAACAACCCGACCTATGCGGCGCTGCAGACCGAGGCCACGGTGCGCGCCGGCGAGACGGGGCACATCAGCTCGAAGTACACGGTTCGCACCGAGCTGACAGCGGACGGGCGCACGGTCGTCGGCGGCTTCGGCATCACCGGCACCAGCGGCGGCACGGCCGGCCCGACCATCGACTTCGGCGTGCTGGCCGACCGCTTCTGGATCGGCGCGCCGACCGGCAGCGGCGACATCGACGACATCCTGCCGTTCTTCGTGCAGACGACCAACACCACGCTCAACGGCGAGCCGGTGCTCAAGGGCGTCTACATCGACGAGGTGTTCATCCGCAGCGGCTCGATCACGCGGGTCAAGATCGGCGACGCGGCCATCGACGATGCGAAGGTCGCCAACCTGAGCGCGGCCAAGCTCACGGTGGGCGACGGCACGGTGGGCGGCGACCTCAAGAGCACGGTCTTCGTCAGCGGCAGCTCGGGCTGGCGCATCCGGCCCAACGGCACGGCCGAGTTCTCCGGGGTCGTCGTGCGCGGCACGGTGTACGCCACCGCCGGCACCATCGGCAACATCACCATCGGTGGCTCGGCCATCCAGTCGAGCAACTTCGTCGCGGGCACGTCGGGCTTCCGCATCCACTCCGACGGCTCGGTCGAGTTCAACAACGCCTTCATCCGGGGCCAGCTGTCGGGGGTCACGGGGACTTTCAACGGCACGCTGAGCGTCGGGACCACGCCCGCTATCAGCGGAACCACCATGACCGGCTCCGGCGCGGTCTTCAACGCCGGCGGTCCCTGGGCCGCCGGCAACGGCACGACCAACATCACCTTCAACGGCACGGTGCTCACGCTCAACGGCGCCATCGTCAAGAAGGAAAACCTTGCGCTCGACGAGTTCACGGTCAGCTTCAACGGCGGGAATCAGAACTACTCGCAGCCGTCGGTGCCGTTCACCCATGTCTTTGCGTCACGCACCGCGACGCCGTCGGGCGGCACGCCGCCCTACACCTACTCGTGGGTCTTCTCGATGACCAACGCCGACGGCAGCCAAGGAACCAACGAAATCATCATGACCGGCAACTCGAGCAGCAGCACGATCGGTTGCACGGCGACCGTGCGGTTCGGCGAGATTGGTGGCGTTGCCACCTGCACGGTGCGCGACGCCAATGGCCGCGTGGCGGTCAACTCCGTCGGCTTCCTGGCCATCCAAGCAATATGAGCCACTTCCTGACCCTGGACGGCGAGCGCATTGTTGGCGTCGTCGAGGCGGACACGATCCCTGGCGATGGCTGGATTCAGTTCGACGGCTGGCCCGGCTGGGGTGCGCGGCCGTCACCGAGACACGCAGCTTTCCTGATCGACAGCGTGCTGGTCTGGCAAGACCCGCGAACGCTGGAGCAGGCCAAGGCCGACCGCATCGCAGACATGCGGGTTGCGCGAGATGCCGCCATCGAGGGCGGCTTCACCTGGAACTCGCTGCCCTTCGACAGCGACAGCACCGCGCAGCTTCGCCTGGTCGGTCTGGCGGTGGCCGCGATGGCCGACCCGCTGATGGAAGACAAGCCCTGGCGGCTCGCCGACAACACCTGGACGACCGTCAACTCCTCGCAGGCACTGCAGGTCTACACGGCGCTCGGCGGGCACATCGAAGCCATGTTCGCCCAGTTCGCCGCCCGCGAGGCGGCGATCAACGCGGCGACGACCATCGAAGAAGTGGAGGCGATCACGTGGGAAGGTACATGACGCACATCGGCGTCGCCCTCACGCAGTTCCTCAACGCGCTGCTGGGCGGCTACCCCGACGAGAGCACGAGCTCGCGCGCGCATCGCCAGCAGCACAAGCCTCGCTGGCGCGCGATCCGCGCGTGCATCAACACGGTCTTCTTCTGGCAGGACGACCACTGCGCCGCGGCCTACTGGGCCGAGCAGCAGCGGCGCCAGTTCCCGCCGGTACTTCGAGATGATGGGAAGCCACGATGAGCTGGTACTCCACCGGAACCGTCAACGTCACCAGCGGCAGCCCGAACATCGTCGGCGTCGGCACGACCTGGGCCGAGCACGTCAGCCAGGGCTGGGCCTTCTATGGCCCCGACAAAGAACTCTACGAGGTCTTGTCGGTCAACAACAACACGAGCATCACCCTGGCGCGCAACTACGCGGGTTCGACGCTCTCCGGCCAGGCCTACCAACTCATCCCGACGCAGGGCGAGACGCGCGCGCTGACGGCGCGCGTGCTGCAGCTGCTGCAGGACGTGGCCAACATGCTAACCGGGGCCGGCGCGGGCAAGTTCCCCGACGGGGCTGTTGGCACGCCCAGCGTGGCGGCGGCGAGCGACACCAACACCGGCCTGTTCTGGGCCGCGACCGACGCGCTGGCCGTGGCCACCGGCGGCGTGGAGGCGATGCGCCTGGATGCCTCGCAGCGCGTGGGCATCGGCGTGACGCCGATGCAGCGGCTGCACGTGCGCCAGGACCAGAACGCCACGACGCGCACCAGGCTGGAGAACGCATCGACAGGCGCTGCGGCCGTGGCGCAGGTGGACGCCCAGGCCGACCAGGCGCGCGGCGTGCTGCGCGCGATGGGCAGCAACCACTCCACCAGGCCGAACCGCGTCGAAATCGGCTCCGAGACGAACCATTCGGTCGCCTTCATCGTCAACGACACGCTGCGCGCGCTGTGGAACAGCATCGGCCTGGGCATCGGGACGACCCCCGTCACCAGCGGCGCCAACGCCACGTTGCTTCAGGTCGGCGACCCGCTGGCGAGCGGCGGCGCCGGCATCACGCTGGGCGCGACCACGACCAACGACATCGCGTTCTCCGACGCCACCAGTGGCGCGGGGCAGTACGCCGGCCTGATCCGCTACAGCCACGCCGACGACTCCTTCCGCATCTGGACGAACAGCACCGAGAAACTGCGGCTGACGGCGACCGGCACGCTCCACGTTGGCAACTTCGTCAGCAGCACCTTCATGAGTGCCTACCCGATCGTCGAGCCCACCGCGGCGGTCTACCACAACTTCTACGGCCACAACATCGCGCCGGCCACGTGCACGACGGCGCTCGTTGGGGTCAGCCACACCGCCAACACGGCCGCGGCCGCTTTCACGCTGCCCGACCTGTATTCGTTCCGCGCCTACCAAGGCACTGTCGGTGCTGGCTCGACGCTGACCCGTGCTGCTGGCTTCGCGGTGTTCTCGGACTACAGCAAGGCCGGCACCAACATCGCCTTCCGCTGCGAGATTCCGGCGGCAGCCAACAACTACGCTCTCTACTCGACGAGCGGCGTGCAGTCCTACTTGGAGGGCAACCTGGGCCTGGGTACTGGCGCCCCGACGCGCAAGCTGGACATCAACGCCGACAGCTTCCGCGTGCGCACCGGGAAGACCCCGGCCAGCGCCGGCGCGGCGGGGGTGCAGGGCGAAATCTGCTGGGATGCCTCATTCATCTACGTGTGCGTTGCGACGAACACATGGCGTCGCGTCGCGCACGCAACTTGGTAAGGGCGAGCTATGGCCACTGACCCCTACGCCGCGATCCGCAAGCTGCCGGTCATCCACCACGGCACCGCTGACGAACAGCGGGCGAAGCTGCCGGCCGGATACCTGGATGCCCTGGCTGGAAGCCAGGAACTTCCGCAGTGGCAGCCGCAGAGCGAGTACGCGCTGGACCTCGACGCGCTCGCCCAGACGCCCTTCCAGTCCAAGTTCAACAGCCTGGCGCAGCAGTCCGACGGCACGCTGCTGGCCACCTTCCAGAAGCCCGGCGGGCACAAGTACGAGCTGATGACCGCGGCCTACCGCAAGGGCGCCGACGGCAACTGGATGCTCGACGACAGCAGCATCCGCGACCACAAGCAGAAGTCGGGCGCCAAGGCCGGGTGGCAGGCATTCGGCGAGGGGGTGGCGATCGTCGGCACCGCGGCGCTCGGCGGCCACGCCATCGGCGGCGCGCTGGGCGGCGCCGGCGCTGGCGCGGGCGCTGGGGCTGGGGCCGGTGTCGGCGCGACCGACGCAGCGACCGCGGCCTTCCTGGAGGCCAACGCTGGCGCGCTGGCCCCGACCGTCACTGGTGGCTATGCCGGCGCCGGGACAGCCGTCGCCGGCAGCGGCGCCTCTCTGGCCAGCGCAGCACCCGCCGGCAGCGCAGCACCCGCCGCCGGCGCGCCGGCGGCCGTACCTCCCGCAACTAAGACAGGGGCAAGCATGGGCATGACCGCGAGCAACTGGATCGACCTGGCCGGCCTGGCCATGACCGGCTACATGGCCGGCAAGCAGACCGCGCCGCAGCCGGCCGACACCAGCGGCCTCAACGAGGCGGCGCGCACGAACGCCGAAATCGGCAAGCGCCAGATGGACCTGGCCGAGAAGCAGTACGCGGACTCCATGGCGCTGTTCGAGGAGTTCAAGCCGATGCTGACCGAGCAGATTCAGCAGTCGATCACGATGCAGGGCAAGAGCATCGAGCGCAGCGACGAGGCCTGGAACTTCTACAACGACACGTGGAAGCCGGTGGAGCAGCAGCTCGCGTCGCGCTCGCTGGAGATGGCCTCGCCTGGGCGCATCGCGCAGGAGAGCGAGCGGGCCGCGCTGGAGACGCAGGGCCAGTACGACGCGGCCATGACCGAGAGCCGACGCCGCCTGCAGATGGCCGGCGCGAACCCCGAGAAGATCGCCGCCATCGAGGCCGAGGGCCTGCTGGCCGCGGCCAAGGGNNCCTACCTGGACAACGCCGCGAAGTTCGGGCGCAACATGCCGTCGACCAGCCTGGCCACGGCAAGTCTCGCCGGCCAGCAGGGTCAGGCGGCCACCGGTGGCTACGGCGCGCTGGCCTCCGCGGCTACCCAGCCGGCCGCCGTCACCAGCAACCTGTACGGCGCGGCGTCCAACGCAACCAGTTCGGCTGGTAGCCTGTTCAGCAGCCTGGCCAGCCATGACTTGGCCACGCAGATTTCGCAGGCCAACGCCAAGCTCGGCGGCCTGGGGGCCGGCGTGCAGCTCTACGGCATGCTCAACGGCGGCCGCGGCGACTGAGGAGAACCACCATGCCGATCAACGGACAGATGACCCTCATGGACGTCGTCAAGGCGGGCCAGGAGGGTGTCGAGTGGGGCCAGCGCCAAGCGGCGATCAAGCGCGAGCGCCAGGCGCAGAAGACGCTCATGGAGGCCGACCAGGAAGCTGCCCGGGTCTTCGAGCGGTCCAAGGCCGAGTGGGCTGCCAACGGCGCGCAAGGGCAGTGGGTTCCCACCGACGAGACGAAGATGCGCGCCGCCGAGGCCCGCGGCATCGCGCTGGCGCGCGCCGGCGACTGGCAGAGCTACCTGAAGAACGAGGGCACCGTCGCAGGCCTGCGCACCATGCTGCGCGGCCGCGCGCTGCAGGAGTTCGAGGTCGACGGCGACATCGAGAAGCTGCTGCGCCGGCACCACGCCACGGTCTTCGACGGGCGCGACATCGTGGCGGTCGAGAAGCTGCCCGGCGCCGACGCGGTGGAGCAGCTGCCGGCGCAGGCGCCCGCGATCCTGGTGCGCTACTCCGACGGCTCGGAGGCCAAGCTCGATCCGCGCCGCGTGGTCGGCGCCATCAAGACCTCGCTGGCCGACCCGGCCAAGGCCGCCGAGGAGGAAATCAAGTTCAACTTCAGCCAGATGCTCGAGCGGTTCAAGGGCGATCAGAAGGTCGAGCAGATCCGCGTCGAAGGCCAGGAGCGCCGCGCCACCGAACAGGTCAAGGGCGGCGAGGACCGCGCGACCGCCGGCTACAAGCACGACCTGGACGTCGGCCTGGCCGGCGTCAAGTTCGGCCACGACCGTTCGCTCGCCAGGGAGCGTTTCGGCCACGAGAAGTCCCTCGCGGACATCAACAACACCGCCGCGCAGACGCGCACCGAAACCAGCGCCAGCGCCACGCGCGACGCTGCCACCACCGGCGCCAACGCGCGTGTGGAGGCCGCGCGCCTGGGCAGGGAGGGCAAGGACGCCGACGACGACGGCAAGACCTACAAGGCCATCCACGACGAGGTCATCCGCATCACCGGCCAACGCATGCAGGGCCCGCTGGGCGGCACGCGCATCGGGGACACGGCCACGGCTCAGATCGCCCGTGCGGCACAGATGGCCGAGCAGCAGCAGGGCTTGAGCCGCGCCGACGCCATCAACGGCGCGATCAACGCATGGCTCAAGCGCAACCCCGCCCCCGGCGAGCGAGCCCCCAGGAAGTGAGAGCCGCCTCATGAGCAACCAGGTCGACTGGGACAGCATCTACGACGCGGTCGAAACCAAGCCGCACCCCGAACCCCCCGCCCCCCAGAAGGGGGGCAAGCAGCGCCGTGGCCAGCTTTCGCCGCAGGAGTGGGATGCGATCTACGGCTGGGACAAGAACCCGCCGCCCGCGCCGCCGCCGCGCAAGCTGTCCATGGGCGAGCGAACCGCGCAGGCGCTCGGCCAGGTCGTCGACCGGGTGACGAGCCCCAGCCAGGAGCCGCCAGGCGGGAACATCGCCGACGAGATGACCACCGCGGCGCAGCAGATCGCCTCGCCGCCAGCGCCGGACGCCACGCTCGCAGATCACTCCGACCAGAACCCGGTCAAGCCCGGCCTGCGCCGCCCGTCGCCGCTGTCGAAGGAGGCTTTCGCGGCGCTGAAGGCCCAGCTCGGGGCCATGCCGCCGCAGGTGCGCCGGGCCCAGCTCGCCCGCGAAGACCTGCCGGCCTGGATGCGCACGGCGATGACCGAGGCGGTGCGCCAGCTCGATGCCGACGCCAAGCTGCAGGAGACGACCGGCGTGCAGACGCCGGACGCCCCGATGG